ACGCAGATTCCCATGGACGCGGGGATCAAGACGGTGATTCGCGTGGTGGTGATTCTGGTCGTGGTGCTCTGGTTGCTCCGCATGTTCGTCGGCGACGTGCCGCTGCTGCCGATTCGGCGCTGAGCGCCGCGCGATGAGCGTGACCACGGCGGCGTGGGTGCTGATCGCGATCGTCGTCGGGCTCTGGGCGCTCGGCCTGATCGGGAAACGCTGGCGGTAGGAGGTGACCCTTGACGGATACGGAGATGGCCGCGCAGTGGCGTGGCGCCGTGCTCGTGACGCTCGAGAACATCGACCGCAGCCTCGATGCGCTCGTCGGCCTCGCGCGCAAGGCGGCCGGTGTCACGGTCGGCGCCGCGGCGCCGGTCCACGCCGGCGACACCGAGCTCGACCTGCCCGACGCCGACGAGCTCGTGAAGGTGAAGCCCCGCGACTGGAGCGGCGACGACTTCAAGGGCACGCGCATGTCGCTCTGCCCGCCGGCGTTCCTTGAGCAGCTGGCGCTCGTCTACGACTACTTCGCGAAAAAGAACGACGCCGAGAACGCGGTCGATGCGAAGGGCAGACCGAAGAGTTTTTACGACAAGCGATCGGCGGCGCGGGCCCGCGGGTGGGCGGCGCGGCTGCGCACGACGGCGGGCACAGAAGCGCCGGTGCGCCAGGAAGAACTCGGCTGGTCGCCGAAGACGTGGTAATGGGCGAGACGCCGTTGGTGCTGCGACCGATCAGTCTGCACGATGCGCGGCTGATCGTGACGCAGTGGCATCGGCACCACGAGGCGCCACAAGGCGGCAAATTTGCGCTCTCCGTCGAACGGGGGGGGGTGCTCTGTGGCGTGGCTATCGTGGGACGACCGGTGTCGCGGGCACTAGATGACGGCGTGACGGCGGAAGTGATTCGCGTGGCGACTGACGGGACGCGCAATGCGTGTTCGTTTCTTTACGGCGCCGCGAAACGTGCGGCGCAAGCAATGGGGTATCGCAAGGTGATCACCTACACGCTCATCGATGAGAACGGGGCCAGTCTCCGCGGTGCCGGCTGGACGCGCGACGGCATCAGCGCGGGCGGCGGCTGGCGATGCGCGGCGCGGCCGGCGGCGACGGATAGCTATCCCCTGCAACAGAAAATTCGATGGATTGCCTGAAGGTGAGCGCATGAAGGCCTGGACGCGCGTCCCGTTCGGCACGTTCGGCGTGCGCTGTGGCGGCTGCGACCGGGTGCTGCCGCCAGGCACGCCGCTGTGCGAGCTCGTGATTGCCGGCGTCGCGCGCGTGCTGGTGCGGTGTGAGGCGTGTGAGGGGCCGGCGCCGCGCGTCGTGCTGGAGCCGGTGGACTACGCCGAGATTGAAATATGAACTATCTCGGCATCGACGTCGGCGTCAGCGGCGGCCTCGCGCTCGTGGACGACGAGGGCCGCTGCCTCTGGGCCGTGAAGATGCCGGCGACCGACGCGGACCTCTGTGCCCTCTTGCCGACCACCGAGACGCGCGCCGTGCTCGAAAAAGTTCACTCGAGTCCGCAAATGGGCGTGACCAGTGCCTTCACCTTCGGCGCGGGTTACGGCCGCTGTCGCATGGCGCTGACCGCCGCCAAGATTCCGTTCGAGGAGCTCCTGCCGCAACGCTGGCAGCGCCTCCTCGGCGGCCTTAGCGGCGGCGATAAACAGCGGTTAAAAACCCGCGCGCAGCAGCTGTATCCGAGCGTTAAAATCACGCTCGCGACGGCCGACGCGCTCCTCCTCGCCACCGTCGCGCGCCGCTTACACCTCGGCACCCTGGAGACGACGGCATGACCGCACGCCGTGGCTTTGCATTGCTCCCGACCGACGTCCGTGTAGCCCGCGCGCGGCAGGGTGGCGTCGCCGCGCACGTTCAAGGCACCGCCCACGAATGGACGAAGGCCGAAGCCGCCGTCGCCGGCGCCAAGGGCGGCAAGGCCACGCGCGGGCGCCCGGTTTCTCCCGTTGCTCCCGTTTCCATCCCGATTGCTCCCGTGTCTCCCGTCGACCCGTCGCCCGCGAATCGCGATGACGCATGACGGCGCCCAACTGGCTCGCCATCCTCGATTGCTCCGAAAAAGGCCCGCGCCCGAATCTCACCAACGCCGTGCGCGTCCTCCAACACGACCCAACCCTCGGCCCCGACACCATCTGGCGTGATGATTTTCTCGACCAGGTGCAGGTCCGCGCCTCCGCGCCACGCCCCTGGCGCGATGATGACGACACCCGCCTCGCCGTCTACATGCAGGACCAGACCGGCCTCGTCAACATTCAGGAACGCACCGTGGCCGCCGCCGTGCGCCTCGTCGCCCGCCAGCGCACGACGCACGTCGTCCGCGACTGGCTGCGCAGTCTCGTCTGGGATGGCACGCCGCGCCTCGAGCAAGCCTTCACGCGCTACTGGGGCGCCGACGACGACCTCTATACGCTCAGCGCCAGCACGAACTTTTTCATCGGCCTCGCCGCGCGCATTCTCACGCCTGGCTGCAAGCTGGATACGATGCCGGTGTTTGAGGGCGCCCAAGGCATCAAGAAATCCAGCGCCCTCCAGGTGCTCGGTGGTGCCTGGTATTCCATCGCGCACGCCACGGTCGGGAGTAAAGATTTCCTGCAAGGCCTGCGCGGCGTCTGGCTCCTCGAGATCGCCGAGCTCCAGAGTTTCTCCAAGGCCGACGTCACCAGTGTGAAGAATATGTTGTCGGCGCCGCACGACGACTATCGCCCAACGTATGGGCGCGCCGTCGTGCGCTTCCAGCGTCAGACGGTCATGGCCGGCACGACGAATAGTGACGAGTGGGGCACGGATGAGACCGGCCTCCGGCGCTTCTGGCCCATTCGCTGCGGCACCATCGACCTCCCCGCCCTCACCGCCGACCGCCCCCAACTCTTCGCCGAAGCCGTCGCCGCCGTCGACGCCGGCGCCACCTGGTGGGACATGCCCCCCGCCACCACCACCGTCCAAGGCGAGCGGCAGCACCACGACGAATGGACGCTGCCGATCCTCCAGTGGGCCGCCCGCCAATGCAAGGGGGGCGAAAGTCTCCAACTGAAAGACATCCTCGCCGGCCCCCTCCACATCCCCATCGACCGCGCCACCAAGGCCGACCAGATGCGCGTCGCCCGCATCCTCAAACTCGCGAGGTGGACACGGAAACGCGCCCGCCTCGCTAATATCCCCACCTGGGTGTGGTCAAAAGAGGACAAATAACGTGGTTGGAGGTGGGAACAGTGGGAACGGTGGGAACGATTTGCGTCAATATTCGCGGCCTTTGTTCTCTCTGTTCTCTCTGTTCCTACCTTTTTCATACCATGGTGATACGGAGTAGGTATGTATATGGAAACACGTGAGAACCGAGAACGGTGGGAACAGCCGACGCGCGACCACGAGGCCCTGAATAGGAAGGCCGACGCGCACCTTCCCGCGTCCCCAGGTCCGAACGGGGGCGAAAGTGATCCCGAGAAACTCGCGTGGGAGTCGCTCGGCTTTACGCAGCCAAAGAACGGGCTGATATCGAAGCGGATCGCCCGCGATCTGGTGCGCGCCCGCATCATGGACGACATGGCGGCGATGATTGACGCGCAAATCGCGCAGGCAAAGGGGTTGCGCTACCTCGTGGCGCGCGATGACAGCGGCAAATTCAGGCGCATCGGGCCAGAGGAGCTCGCAGCCGGCGCCCTCGGCGTCGAAGTCTGGGAGAAAGACCCCTCGACAGCGGCCTTTACGGACCTGATGAACCGCGCGATCGACAAGCCGAAGGAGCAGGAGCAGGAAGTGATCATCCACAACAGCGAAGAGCTCCTGGCGCGGTTGGACAGCTGGAAGGTGGCGAATCGCCTCGCCCAAGCACAGATCGAGGCACCACAAGATGTTGTGGAAGAGACGGTTCTGCCTCTCACGCCCACTGAAATCCCTAAGGATTAACCCTGAGTCCGATACGTCACGTTATGTTAACCTGCAAGTCGTTGATTCTAAAGGAAATGAAGGAATTGTGGGCATCAACCATGCCAACCACGCACGGCCGTCACAGGGTGAGGCCTGGCACAAACGACCCCCGGCCGGCGGGGGGGGGCTGGGACCTCCAGCCTGCGCGATTTCGGTCTGGGTCCCTCCCCACCACCCACCGGCGGGCGTATCTGGGAAGAAGCTCATCCGCAGCGTGGTGGGGGGGCTGGGAGAAGCTCATCCGTGAATATCGCCTAGGACGCGTCCGGGCGTCTGGTCGGCCTCGGGCCTGGCGGGGTCGGCGGTCGTGGCGTGGCGGGCCTGTGGAGGGGTGATGGAGGCAGTTGGGCGGGATGTGGAGCGGGAGCTGCACGAGGCGATGGCGGCGGTGGCTGGGGATCCGTTGGGGTTTGTGCGGCGGGCGTATCCGTGGGGGCGGCCTGGGGTGCTGGAGGCGTATCGGGGGCCGGACGTGTGGCAGGCGGAGTTGCTGGAGGAGATTGGGCGGCAGGTGCGGGCGCGGCGGTTTGACGGGCACACGGCGGTGCTGCCGATTCGGGTGGCGGTGAGTAGCGGGCGCGGGGTGGGGAAGGGGGCGATGACGGCGTGGTTAGTGGATTGGATTATGAGCACGCGGCGTGGGGCGATTGGGACGGTGACGGCGAACACGAACGACCAGTTGAGCGAGAAGACGTGGGCGGCGATTCGGACGTGGACGCAGCGGTGTATTACCGGCCACTGGTTTGAGATTAATTCGCAGGTGCTGTATCGGAAGGGGTATCGGGAATCGTGGAAGGTGACGCCGGCGTCGTGTGCGCCGGAGAACAGCGAAGCCTTTCAAGGCCAGCATAACGCGACGTCGACCAGCTTCATGATTTTCGATGAGGCCTCCGGGATTGACGACGCCATTTTCAAAGCCGCGGAGGGCGGGTTGACGGATGGCGAGCCGATGATGTTCATGTTTTTCAATCCGACGCGGACGACGGGGTATGCGTGGCGGGCGGTGTTCGGGAGCGGGCGGGATCGGTGGACGACGCGGGTGGTGGATGCGCGGACGTGTCGGATGCCGAATCCGGCGTTCATTGCGGAGTGGCTCGAGGATGCCGGCGGGGACGAGGACGAGGATTTTTTTCGGGTGCATGTGCGGGGGGTGCCGCCGCGGGCGGACGAGACGCAGTTCATTGACAGCGGGCGGATTGCGGCGGCGCAGACGAACGCGGTGCAGCCGTTGGCGGGGGAGCCGTTGATTCTGGGCGTGGATGTCAGCGGGGGCGGGTCGGCGTGGACGGTGGGGCGGTTTCGGCGCGGGTTGGATGCGCGGTCGGTGCCGGCGCTGCGGTTGAGCGGGGCGCAGACGGCGGCGGATGACCGGGCGTTGGTGGTGGCGACGTTGGTGGAGGCGATCCGGACGCACGCGCCCGATGCGGTGTTTATCGACAGCGCGTTTGGCGCCGCGGTGGTCGTGCGGTTGCGGGGGTTGGGGTTTCAGCAGGTGTTCGAGGTGAATTTCGGCGGGCCGACGATTGAGAAGGGCGACGGGAATTTGCGGGCGACGATGTGGCGGCGGATGAAGGAGTGGTTGACGCGGGGGGCGATTGATACGCGGGGGATGGACGCGAAGGGGCGGTTGGCGCTGGACCTGGCGGGGCCGGGGTTTCACTTGCGGAACAACAAATTGGTGTTGGAGTCGAAGGAATCGATGGGGAAGCGGGGGGTGGCGTCGCCGGACGATGCGGATGCGTTGGCGTTGACGTTTGCGCTGCCGGTGGCGCCGCGGGGGGACCAGACGACGGCGGGGCGATGGTTACCGGCGGCGTCGTGGCAGGCGTGAGGGCGACGTTAGGCGTCGGGCGTCGGGCCGTCCTCGATGCGGAGCGCGGCGTTAATGGCCTTGTCGATATGCTCGAGCACGCGCTGGGAAAACACGTTGCTTTTCTCGAGGCGGTCGGCAATCTCGGCGATCCGTTCGGACGTTTCGCGCATCAGCCGTCCGTTCTCGCGCAGATAGTCGGCGGTCGCGGCGAGCTCGTGCAGCACGTCGTGAATCGGCTTGTCGGCCATCGGGGTCCAGCCTACCACGCGGGCTGTGCATGAGGCGGGTGTAGAATGCGGCCAAACTGGGAGCTGATATGAGTGAGGACCGACGCGCGGCGCTCGAGCAGCAGAAGGCGCAGTTGGTGGCGTATGCGCGGATGAAGCTGGACGCGGGCGATCAGCACGGCGTGGCCGATGCCGCGATGGATATCCGCGAGATTGACGCACGGTTGGACGAACTCGCGCGCGTGGACCCGGCGACGCTCACGCTAGGGGCCGCGGTCTGGGGACCATATCAGGCGCCGCTGTCGCCCACGGCCGGCGGCGCGCTCACGCCGCAGATGTTGAATCCGCCGCCGCTGCCACCGTCAAAGCCAGCGCCTGGATCGTCTGCCGGCGAGGTGACGCCGGTGCCGCAGTGTGACGCGGTGGTGATGGGCGGGCGGTGCGTGATGGTCGAGGGGCACCAGGGCGCGCACCTGAACGCCGACGAGTGGCGCGCGGAGGCGCACTGATGCCGGCCACGAGTAAAGCGCAGCAGCGATTGATGGCCGCCGCCGAGCACGGCGCGACGTTTCCGAAAGCCAAGCAGCTGCGGCAGGCGATGACGAAAACGCAACTCTCCGATTTCGCCAGCGGCCCGATGAAGGGCAAGCCGGAGCACGCGAGCAGCTACGCGGCGCGGCTGAAAGCGAAGCGCGGATGACGCCGGCCCTGACGCAACTCTCCGTCCTGTTCGATCCGCAGACGCCCGCTGCGCAAGATCGTGCCGAAGCGATGGTGTTGGACGCGGTGGCGGGACGCCGGATCGTGCCGAATCCTGTCGCGCTGCTCGGCGCGACGTCTCAAGAACTGCCGTCCGGTGTGCGCGTGGTCATTCAATACGATCACTCAACTGGGCGTCACATCGGGCGGTGCGAGGTGCTGTGTGAGGCGCGCGGATGACGTCAGGCCTCACCCTGATCTCGGTGCCGTTCGATCCGCAGCGATCGGACGCACAGGATCGCGCGGAAGCGATGGTGCTCGAGGCGGTCTCGAACCGCCGCGTCGTGGCGATTGCGGTTGCGTATCTCGGCGCGCGGGTGGAGACGCTGCCGTCGGGGGTGCGGGTGATTCGGCAGGCTGAGCCGCCGAGCGGTCGGGAGAGTGCGCGGTGCGAAGTGATGTGTGAGACGCGGGCATGAACAGCCGCGGCGCGGCGATGAGCGAGCAATGAACGACCGCGTGCGGATGGACCGACGCACGTTCCTGGCGCGGCTCGGCGTCGGCACCATCAGCGCCGCGTCGGCGATCTGCACATTCGATGTCGAGCGCATCCGGCGCGACTACGACTACCGGTGGCCGGCGTGAACGGCCGCGCCGCCCGCGCGCTGCGGCGTGAGGTGCGGCGCACCGTCGGCGCCGACGCGATCGACATCATCGACGCGCAGACCAACGCGATCAATCACCAGATTCTGCCCAATCTCAATGCCTCCACCGCGCGCCTCGAGCATGTGGACGAGCGGTTGACGGCGCTTGAGCGGCACGCGCACGGCAGTGAAGAGCGCATCGCCGACGCGCGGCAGACGTGCGCCGAAGAACTGCGCCGGCTCGAGACGCGCGTCGTGATTCTCGAGGGGTTGACGATGATCCACGACGATCACCTCGCCACGCTGCAGACCGTGCAGCGCGGGCTGCTCCCGAAAGACCTCTCCGTGTGGCAGCGCCTGCGCTGGTTAGTGGGTGGCCGATGAGTAAAGCCGACGACGATTTCATCAAATTGGCGCGCGACCGCTTCAGCCAGGCCGAGCAAGCGGATCTCGAGCAGCGCAAGCGCGAGCTCGATGACCTGCGCTTCTATTCTGGTGACCAGTGGGGAGCAGAAGCGAAGATGCAGCGCCAGGGGCAGCAGGCGCTCGGGAATTTGCCGCCCACTCCTGAGCGTCCCACCCTCACCATCAATAAGGTGAGGGAGCCGGTTCGACAAGTCCTCAACATGGAAGAGGGCGCGGAGTTTACGGTCACGATTGCGGCGGCGGATGATTTCGGGCCGCTCGCGACGCCGAATGCCGCCCGCGACCGCGAGATTGACGTGCGCGAAGGCCTGGTGCGCGGGATTCAACGCGCGCCGGAAGCGACCGATGCGCGGCTCTGGGCCGCGTCGCGCGCGGCCATCGCCGGTCGCGGCTATTACGGCGTGATGACGCGCTACTTGCCGGGCAAAACGATGGATCAGGAGGTCTACATCCATCGGTATTACAACCAGGCGTGTGTGTTGCTTGATCCGGCGCACGAACAGCCCGACGGCAGCGATGCCGGATGGGGCTTCGTCGGGGTCGACATGCCGATTACGGATTACGAGCGCGAATTCGGCAAAAACCGCGTGGCCCGCGCGGCGACCCTCAGTGACATGGAGTGGCGGGCGCTCGGCGACGAGGCGCCGGGGTGGTTCAGTAACACGAACGAGCTCACCAAGAGCGTGCGCGTCGTGGATTATTGGTATACGGAGCACAAAGCGCGCACGCTATGCACGATGCCGGACGGGACGTTCGTGTGGCAGGACGAGCGCCCTGATGACGACGACGTGGCCCCGATCGACACGCGGAAGGTCAGCGAGAAAGTGATCAAATTCGCGAAGATCGACGGCGTGCAGAAGCTCGATGAGACCGACTGGGGTGGGCCGGACATTCCGATCGTGAAAGTGCTTGGCGAGGAACTCCACCCCTACGATCAGGAGCGGCGGGCCGAGGGTATGGTGCGGCCGGCGCGCGATAGCAACCAGGGCTACAACTCGATGGTCTCGAAACTTGTCGAGACGGTGGGCCTGACGCCGATTCCGCCGTGGATGGTGGCCGAGGGGACGTGGGAAGTGTATCGCGCGTGGTATCAGGCGGCGACGACGCGCACGCTGCCGGCGCTGCCCTACAAGACGACGGACCTGATGGGCAATCCGGCGCCGCCGCCCTTCCGGACGCCGGTCGACACGCCGATCAACGACCTCGCCGTCAGCGTGCAGATGTTCGACAACGCCATCAAGAGCACGACGGGCGTGCCGGACCCGAATATCGGCCACCAGGACAGCAGCGTCCGCAGCGGCAAGATGGCGTCGATCCTGATCGCGCAGTCGCAACACGGCACGTCGCATTTCTTGAATAACCTGCGGCGGTCGATGCGCTACGAAGGGCAGATCGTCAACAACCTGCTGTATCCGATCTACGGCAAGCGACCCGGCCGGCTCGCGCGGATCATCAACGGCCAGGGCGAGCCCGAGACCGTGCAGATCGGGCAGCGGCCGACGCCGACGATGATGCCGCCGGGGATGATGGGACAAGGGGCGACGAGCACGCTGCCGTCGCCGATGGGTGGTGCGCCTGGAGGCCCGCCGATGCCCGGTCTGCCTGGGCCGCCTCCCATGCCGGGTGGAGCCCCCACACCGCTGGGACCAGGGGGACCGCCGCCGGGACCGATGGGCGCACCGCCTCCAGGGATGCCGCCGCAGATGATGCGCCCGCCGGCGCCGCCGCCGACGCCGCCCGTCTACACGCTGACGCCGGACGCCACCTTCAACGTCGTCGTGCGCGTCACCAAAGCCTTCGATTCTCGCCGGCAGGAAGAGGCCTCGATGATGGCCGACCTGATTCAGGCGAATCCGCAGCTCATTACGTGGTTTGGCGACTTGTTCCTGAAAAACCAAGACGGGCCAGGCCACCTCGAGATGGCCGAGCGCGCGAAGGTGATGCTGGCGCCACCGATCCAGCAGATGCTCACGCAGCAGGCGCAAGGCCAGGGCGCGATTCCGCCGCCGATCGCGGCGCAGATGCAGCAGCTCCAGCAGCGGTTGAATGACGCCGAAAAACTCCTGCAACATGCGTCGCAGGAAATCCAGAGCGACAACGCGAAATACACGACTGAACTCAGGCGCACGCAGATGGAGCTCGAATCGCGCGAGCGGATTGCGGCGCTCGACCGCGAGACGAAGATCACCGTCGCCGAGCTCGGCGCGAAGGTCGACCGGATGGCGCTGTTCCTCGAGGAGCGGGCGCGGGTGGGCGCGCAGCAGCACGAGGCGGCGCTGACGATGATGGATCAGCAGCACGAGGCGGCGCAGGCCGGCATGGATCAGCAGCACGAGGCGGCGATGGGCGCGCAGGCCCACGCGGCGGCGCTCGAGCAGGGGCAGCAGGCGCAACAGGCCCAGGCCGCGCAACAGGCCGCGCCTGAGCCCGCAGGGGCCGTGTAAGGGGGATTCTGATGGACCTCGCCGAGCTCGCGGCGGCGATTGGGCGCGTGGCGAAGGAGCAGAATCCGGAGGCGTATGGCGAGTGGCCGGACGCCGAGCTCGGCGCGCAGCTGCTGATCCAGCAAACAGGGCCAGGTCCACGCACTGTTCCAGGGGTCCAACGAAAAGGACCCGCAAGGGAACGCCGTGGTGCGGACGGTGTTCCAGGGCCAGAACGAGAAGGATGCGCAGGGCAACGCGGTCGTGCAGCCCGATCGCATCGAGCGCGCGTTTCAACATGCGGCCTCGATCGGCGCGGACCCGAACTCTGGCTTCGCGAACCAAGTGCGCGGCCTGCCGGCTGGCGGCCCGCCGCTCACGCACGCGACGCCCACGATGCGCGCGCGCACCTATGGCGAGGCGATCCGTGACCGCATCCGCGATGCCTACGCCACGGCGGCGAGCTCGCTGCCCGGTCAACTGGGCGACCTTCTTGGTGCCTCCAATCTCAGGGGCATGGCTGAGGGCCAGGACACGCGCGACATGGGCGATCGGCTCGGCATCCTCTATCCAGGCCCGCTCGAGCCTGGCGCGGGCGCCGCGGGCGCGGAGGCCGAAGCAGGCGGGACGTTGGCGAAACGCGCGGCGCAAGAAGCCGCTGCCGCGAAACGGGCCGAGCGGGAAGCCGCCGGCCTCGCGAAACGCTGGCCGCAAGTCAGCAAGGCGCTCGACAAGTCGGACGCCCCGCTGCAGCTTGCCGGCGCCGAGACGGGTCCGGCGACGGCCTTAGACCGGATGGCGAACACCATTCACCAGAGCACCATGACGAATGGTGGGTTGACCATTCGCCCCTTGACTGGCGAAATCGAGGACGTTGGGCATACGGGTTTTATGGTCGGGAAATATGCCAACCAAAGCGGGAAGACGGCAGAGATTCCGCTCGCGAAGTTTACGCCCGCCGCCGTGCGTCGTTTCATGGAGCAGCACGCCGACGCCTTGGTGAACAACCCTGACCTCTATGTGGGGACGTGGGTTGATAAGCCGAATGGGTTGGTCTATCTGGATGTATCGCAGAAAGCCGAGACGGCCCGCCAGGCGGTCAAGCTCGGGGAAATCCAGACGCAGCCATCAACGACTGTCCGCGACCCAGTGACCGGCGAGTGGCCGAAGGCGCAAAAGGCCGTATTTGACTTGAAGCAGGGCAGCGATGTGCCGGTCGGTAATCTCGCTGAATTTCTCAACGGTCCAGAATTTCAGAAGCGCCTCGATGAGATGTATACGGCCGGCGTGCCGGTGATGAACGGCAAAGAGTGGTGGAATTTGTATGGCGGGCCGCTCGAGCGGGTGTATGGGAAGGAGCGGGTCGCGCCGCTGGCTGGATTCCTGGCCTCGACCTCGCCGGCCAGCGCCCCGGTGCATAACTTGCGCAGCGCCTCTGAATATCTCCGCCGGTTAATCAAAAACGAACCGATCATCCAACCTGGGTTCCGCATCCCAGACACAGCGGTCGGGTCACGACCGGGCAGCATGGGCGCGATGACCCCTGGCGATTTCAATGCACCAGGCACACAGATGCCGATGGAAGCGACGCGCGCACCGAATCTGCAACGGGTGGAAGCCGCCGCCCATGCGCCGACCGAACAAGAGGCGCAGGAGCTCTACGACAAACTCCAGAAAGACAAAGTCAACGACATGTTTCACGCGCTGACTGGTGTCGATGTCGGCGTCTACGATCGCCGCTTCGCGAAGCTCGCCGAAGATTGGGATAAGGGCATTTTCGTGTCGCCGACCAAAGACAAGGTGCCTGGCACGATGGGCACGAAGAGCGTTAGCCCCTATGCGCAAATTGAAAATGCCGTGCGGACAGGCGCCAAGTCTCACAACATGCCGCTCGGGCGCTTCAGTGCCTACGTCTGGGAAGGGATTGGCGACACGATTAAGCGCACGGGTGAGCTCTACGGCATGAAGCATCCGGCGCACACCATTCCGACCACGTCGCAAGGGTTCGCCGGGATTTTCGATCAGATGGTCGCGGAAAAGGCGAAAGCCTGGGGCATCACCGTTGCCGAGATGGAGCAGCGCCTCCGGAATGGCGATGCGGAGCTCTTGACCGGGTTACTAGCCACGCCTATCGGTCTGGCCGCCTATCGGCGATGGCAATCGGTGGTCGACCAGCCGACAGACTGAGGGGTTCGTCGGCTTCTTTGGTCCAGCGAGCGTAGCCTTCCATGTCGCCGGCCGCTCGACACTTCTCCGCACGCACGCTATAGCAGCGTTTTTTCATGTGGCGGGCCATGCCGGCGCTCATTTTACGGGGGAAGCTGAATCGCTCGCGCTCGTCAATGACAGACATACGTCCATCCAGTATAGCGGCCGGCGCCCTGATGGCCTGGCAGCCGGCGGATCGTCAAGGTCTTGACATCGTCAAATTCTTGACACTGCCCGCCCCACGGGCGCAGACTACAGGCCATCCGTGGCCGACGATCTGCCCGTTCCGAGTCCCGATGCCGGCGGCCCGCCCGCCGAACCGGCTGAACTGTCGCTGAGCGACCACGAAAAACAGTTCCACGGGCAGACTGACCGCGACACGCCCGCCGCCGCCGCGCCAGAGCCGTCCGCGACCTCAAGCGCCGACGACGCGGAGCCGGCGGCGGGCGAGCGCGATGAACAAGGCCGCTTCAAATCCGGTAAGCGCGCGAAAAGCCACGCCGCGACGCCGGCCGATGCGCCCCGCATTAACGAACTGACGCGTAAGCTGCGTGAGCGTGAAGCGGAGCTCGAGTCGCTGCGCAAGGCCGCCCCACCACCGGCCGCCGCGCCCGCGCCCGCCCAGCCGCGCGCTGCGGCGCCGACGCAGGCGCCGCGGCTCCAAGGGTTCATCGACCAGTTAAAGCCCGACGAAGACTACAACCTGGCCGTCGAGCGGCACGCGGAAGCGATGGCGAACTGGACCTGGCAGCGCCGCGAGGAGCAGCAGCAGCAGCAACAGGCCCAGCGGCAGTTCGCGCAGACCTTCCAAGAGAAAGTGGCCGGCGCGCAGGCCCGCTATCCGGATTTCAACGAGGTTGCGCTCAATGCGCCCTCCGCGATTCCGCAGGGCTCGCTGATCGACCGCTGGGTCTGGGAACACCGCACCGGCGCCGACGTGCTCTACTACTTTCAAAAGAATCCCGGCGAGCTCCCGCGCGTGCTCGCGCAGTCGCCGCTCGACCAACTCGAAACGCTCGCGCTCATTTCGCAGCACCTCGCTGCGCCGTCTCCCTCCACGCGCAGTGTAGCTGCCGGCACCGGATCGGCTACTGCGCCCGTGATGACATCTCAGGTCCCAC